GTTTGTATGACAATTAATGTTTATTTTTGTCCTACATTATTTATTTTAAAAAATGGAATGGTATGGAAAAGAATATGAAATGGAGTGTAAGGGTAGGGGCTGACTTGGATATGTTTTATAGGAGTTTGGCTGAGGCTAAGGGGTATAAGTTAACGGAGATATTGGAGGAGGTATTAAGGGATAATATGAATCGGGTAATTGGTGTAATGAAACGAAAAAAGAAGGAGGTATTGAATGGAAACGACGGTAATGATATTCAGGGAGACGATGTTCAATCGGAATGAGGTATTGAATATGGTGAAGAATAGTTTGGGTCCTGGTAGGTTGTTTACTATGGAGATATCTTATAGTGGTAGGGATAGGATAGAGGTGAAGGTTATGGAGTTTCAGGATGAGATAGAGAAGTATTTGTTTCAGGTTAAGAGGGCGAATATGAAGAAGTACAGGAGTATGTACATGCATATTATGAATTGATTTTTATTTTTTTTTTAAATATTGTTTAATTTAATTTAGTAGAAAGATGATTGGAATAAGCAAGGTTAAGTTTATTTCTGGCGGGAAGCTAGGGATGGAAATTGAGATGGTAAGGCCGACTGAGAAGGGTGGCTTGATTGTGAATAGGGAAGTGAAGGAGAAGGTTCCTTTGCCTATGCCAAAGGTGTTGAGGGCTAAGATGGGTATGTTGAAGTATTACTTATTGCATGTTAGCAGATATTGGAGGAAGGATTGGGACCAATTTCTCACAGATGATAAGGATATGACAGATGACCCGATGGTAATAAGGAGAGATGGTGCTATGGAGTTTGCTAGTATTTGGAATGATACTGAGGTGAATGGATTTTCCACTAAGGGTGGTGGTGTTATTATCATGGGTAGTATGGAGGTAGTGTCGGATAAGAGGATGAGTCTGACTACGCCGTTGATACAGGAGCAGGATGACCCGAGTATGTTTGGTGAGATATTGGGTATTGTTGATTCGATAAAGGAAGGAATAAAGAATTACTATAAGAGTAATGATTTGTCGTTGACTTCGTCGGAGGTGAAGGAGTATTTGGCATTGATGTACAAGGGTGATGAGGATGCTAATAAGGTATTTGATGATAACAATGACGAACAGAACATTGAAGAGATGGCCAGGATATTGCAGAGTAAGGGTCATATAGTGATACCTATGGATGATGTAACAGAGAGGGCGGCGCTTGTTGAGGATTCTGATACTGAAATATTGGAAGTGAAGGGTAAGAGTGAGGTGAAGAATGGTAGTCATAAGGTTGAAGAAGCCCAGGAAGAGGAGAAAGAGGTATCTGAGTCAGCAGAAGATGGTAATTGGTAGGATACTATGAATGGCTACAAGACGTTTGGGGATGCTCTGATTGGTGTAAAAAAGGGGCATAAGGCAAGGCGCAAAGCTTGGCACAAGGCTATGTATATTTATTTGGATATGGGGCAGTACGATTTTGTTGAGGATTTAGGGGTGATAAATGGTATTCGTACTGTCCTTTTCAATAAGGTTGGTGAAGGTGAGCAGACTATATTACCGAGTATTTGTGTTATGAACAGGTATGGTAATGTGTGTATGGGATGGGCGCCAAGTCAGCCGGATATGCTGGCAGAAGATTGGGAGGTTATTTTTGTTTAATTATTAATGCATTATGTATGAAATCAAAGAAGGTAAGATTGAGTGGAGACTCCAGGTTACAAATTGTGAATCAGATTATAGGATGGTTCGGAGAACGAATGTCTGGGAAGGGAATAACTATCCGGCAGATGGAAAGGAAAGTGGAGGAAACAGACAAAGTGGACCCAGAGGTTGGGCCACGTATTTCGCTGGGTATAGCATTATTTCGTGGCGAAGAGATGGTGCATGGGATAGAGATTACTTGTCCTGTGAAGGATCGAATGGAAGTAACGAGTATTCTCAGGAAAGAATTAATACTAGATCTCATGGAGCATGGATTTATACTTAGGGATGTGATGTATAATCAGGACAAACAGAAAGAGAAGAAGGATTCAGAAGTTAAGAAAGATGAACCTTTGGATGCTGTTTTCGAGAACGAACCGGTTGCGGTAGAAATTGAAGCACCGAAAATGAGAATTGTTCGGGAAACAGAAGAGTCAGATTGATGCTTTTTTATTTTATTCTTAAATTCCTTTATTGATGTTTTTTGATTCAAATTTTATAAAGATGAATGATTCTCATAAATACTTTGATATTTATGGGAAAGAATATACGCCTGTATCTACAGTTCTAAAATCTATTGTGGAGCCATTTAATGAAAAGATGATGGCTTCCAGGGTAGCAGCTAAGGAAGGTAAGACAGTTGAGGAAGTAATAGCGCAATGGGATATGAAGAGGATAAGCGCTGCTGATTACGGAACTGATATACATGGTGTCTTAGAAAAGTATTATCTGACAGGCATATTGGACGATGAAAGGCTAACTGAAGTGGTAAATAAGTTAGACGTGTTTTTCAGGCCTTACAAAGTCCTATATCCGGAAACCATTTTCTTTGATGAGAAAAGGTACATCGCGGGTACGAGTGATATGCCGGCACTCAGATCGAAATATGGCACAAGCAAAAAGACTATAATTGACATCTTCGATTACAAGACAAATGCAAAAGGTATTTCCTATTTCTCGGGTAAACAACAAGACGAGAATGTAAACTTTTATAACAAGTTTATGTTTGAACCGGTTTCGCATTTGGAAGATACAACGTACAACAAGTATGCGTTGCAATTGTCATTATATGGCTTGCTTGCCGAGAACGATCCTGAGCTTCAGGTAGGAAGATTGGGGATATTTCATATATCCCCTTCCTTCCAAATTAAAATGATTCCGGTACCATATCTGAAATATGAAGCAATGATGGTAATGGACCGTTTTAAAGAGTTGAAGCATTTACCAAACTAATACCAAATATTATGCTATCACTAATTTTATGTGTGTGGCTCCTAGTAGGAGCTGCTATCGCAGACGACAAAGGGATGTCTTATGCATCCAATTATGCTAATGTAGTGGTTTGTTTTGCAGGGCCATTGCTTTATAGCAAAAAAGTACAACAGTTAATAAATGACGTTTATGATTCCGGCAGTATTCAGGATTGATGAAGACAGAAAAGTGGTTATTGACCAGGATGCAAAAAAGCTTATTCCTGAGATAGACATGGTTAAAGACGTAGACTTGTTATACATAGTCCTCGCCTATGACCATGTCTATTCTCCTTATCGGTTCAAGCCGAAAGAAGAGAGGATTGCTATTGCACGAAAAAGGATTTATGGTTCAGACACCATTATTCCGGAAGACAACAAAAAGATTAAAAAAGCTATCGAGGAATACTTGAAGCTTATTTTTGATCCTAGAAGAGAAACGCTGGAGATGTTCAAAGATAAAATTGTACTTTTACATAAAGAGATTAAGAACAATCAATCAGATATCAAAGAGATTAAAAAAAGCTATGAACTGATAGAATTCTTCGAACAAAAAATTGATGAGTTAAAAAAAGAGCTTGATACAGAAGAGCACAGTATTTATATCAAAGGAGATAAAAAGCTGTCTAAGCTAGAGATATGGCAGAGAAACTATATGAAAGCCAATAAAGAGTAATGGAACTTGATTATTTACATAAGCTAGCATCAGGAGTATATGTTCCGATAGTAAAAGGAAAAGGTTTCTGTCCAAATCCTGTTGCCGGTAAAATTCCTATTTGGGCTGATGGAGAAAACAATCCATCATGTATAGGAACTGACGCGTGGAGCGAATTTTGGGATGAACAGATAAACAGATGCATTAATGGTTATGATACCGGTGGGATACATATTCCTGGCCGGTATTATTTTTTTTTGAACTTCATGGTACTCACCGGTCCTTCAGGACCTACTTATCCATTTATTTCAGATTTGGATTTGGAATATTTCAGGTTAATCGATTACATAAAGCAGAATAACCACCTTGGGTTGATTATACCTAAAGCACGACGTGTTGGTGCATCAGAGTTATTTAAAGCAGTAGTGAACCATGGACTCAGATTTATTCCTGATTATTCAGCCGGTATTGCTGCAGGTAGTAAAACCTATCTTGATGGTTTGATGAAGAAGATAATGATCGGTATGAACCGGGTACCGGCAGAATTATCTTTGAATGTAGCTAAAGTTGAAGACAATAAGCTAGAGATAGGTTACCAGGAAAGAGATTCGCTCGGTGGATTCAAAAAAAGTGGATTTGGTGGTACTATCAAGTACGAGACAATGCATGACCGTGGTGATAAACTTGAAGGTGAATACTTCATGGATGTAGGTTTTGAGGAAGCCGGTAACTTCAAGAGATTAATGGAAACATTTAAATCAGTATTGCCGGCAATGAGACAAGGTGCCATAGTTAAAGGTACCATTTATGTGTTCGGAACCGGTGATAATATATTGTCTTCATCACAAGGATTTCATGAATTATGGGAAGATGCTGATAAATATGGACTTCTTAGGTTCTTCATGCCGGGTTATAGAAAGTACAGGCCTTTTATCAATATAGTTGAAGATAGAGGCATTAAAATCAAGCATCCTGTAACACATGAAGAGGTTGATCCATTAAAAAATGTAGCCGGTATTTATGATAATGAAGAAGGAATAGGGATAGAAGATACTGAATCGGCAAAAGAATATATCATTGCTGAGCGTGAGGCTTATAAAAACATGCGGAACAGGAAACGGTTAAAAGAAGTTTCCCAGGAGTTTCCAATAACCATTGAAGAAGTATGGATATCAGGTGGTAAAAATGACTTTAATGATGATTTGCTTTACGAGCAGTTAATGAAAATAATGCTTGAAAAGAATGAAATCAGAAGATATAAGTTAGAATGGATGACTAAAGAAGAAGAAGATGGTACCAAAGTCAAACTTTATCCTTTACAGGTAGAAGCTATTCCGGCAAATGATAAAGACAAAGACGAAGATTGCGTTCTTATTTACCGGCATCCAATGCCTGAGTATAGGAATTTGGATGTACAAGGTGTTGATGGATACAATGAAGACAAAACTCAGACTTCTGATTCGCTTGGTGGTATAGTTGTTTTACGTCAATACAACAAGGTTGGTATTGATAGAAATATCGATGGTGTAGTTCCGGTATGTGTTTATTATAAAAGACCTGCCCGTAAGGAGAAATTCTGGGATATGTCATTAAAAGTATCGGTATATTATGGCACAGTAAGGAATACTATGCTTTCAGCAGAAAGTGATAGTATGATTGAATATTACCAAAAGAACAAATGTACCCATTATCTTTCTACAAGGCCAAAAAGACTAGAATCGCCAACAAGTCAAAAAGTACATCCTTATGGAATGAAGATGGATGTTGGAACTAAACCAAGGGTACTTGGCTTAGCTCAAACATGGATTGAAGATAATATACAATATTGCTGGTATGATGCTATTGTAAAAGATTTTCTTGCTTATAATACAGAACATAATGACAGTGACTGGGATTTGGCCGATGCACTTATGTTGGCCTTGGCTAGAATTTATGATATGAAGGGAGCAGTATCAAGTCAAAAAGAGGAATTAAATTCACGCTATACGACTACTGAATGGGAAATGGATGAAAGAGGTAATCCGAAGTTAAAAAATGATCCTGCAACAAAAGAGATAGATAAAACGTACAAAGAAACAAAAGGAGGCTGGGTACAAATTAATTCGGAAAAAATACATAATTTTGAGAAAAATATTGATTAATGAAAACAACTCCTAATTTTGATGTTGATTTCTCTTCAAATCGCAAAGCGGCCGAAGAAGTAATTGACTATGCGATCATGGTATATAATGGAGAGAGCACAAGGCAAAAAGAATTTAGCAATTTATATCTGACATATCAAGGCTTCATGAAGGATAAGGCCAATGAAGCTATAGTAAAATCAACAGGTTATACATCACGAACAAAATTTATTCCATACCGTCTCGGGCGAGGTATCATGCGGACAATCTTAGGAGAGTACGATATGATACCTTTGGACTTTAATATCTATACTCTAAATCCGGAAGCCCGAAATAAAAAAATGGAGAAATATTATCAGGCTCTTGGGATGATGCATGCTGCTCCTGTAATAGAAGAAATGCAAAAACAAGGAGTGCCTGTATTCCAAGGAGTGCAACCACCAACAGAAGAATACGTTGAAAAGCAAAAGAATATAAAGCTGGAAAGTGAAACAATCATGCAATTGATTGCCAACTTGAAAAAAGAGAGAGAAGGTTTAAAGATGAAGTTCAAATCGAACTTTACTAGGTTAGCGATAACAAGTGAAATGGCCGGTAAGATTGAAAAAAAGAATGGAATAGTAACGTACAGGCCAATCAATCCAGAAAATATGATATTCCTGGAATCCGATGAGGACCCATTCTGTCAAAATACTCCATTTGTTGGAGAAAGAAGAAAAATGTTCAAGCATGAGATACTGAATACTTTTAACCTTACTAAAGATGAGATATTAAGACTTGATGATTGGGAAAATAACCCGGACAAGTTTGATCATCGCAATTACGAAACCTATAACTCACAGTATTTGCTTTTTTATATCTATACTATTCAATGGGTAGGGAAGAAAACAGTAAGGTTAAAAGTATCAATGCAAGAGGGAAATGAAGAACCAATAAAAAGAATAATAAGTAAAGAAGAATATAAGAAAAAGAAAAATCAAATAATGGCCGATGTCGCAGCTGGAAAATATGAATTACATGAATTCCAGACCTGGACAATATATGAAGGAACTAAGATTGGTAACATGTTTGTTGATATACATGAGAAAGAAGACAATATCATCAGAAATGTTTATTCCAAGAAACCAGTCCTTGAATTTGATTATTGTATTGGACTTCTTGATACTATTTATGGTCATCGTATATCACTATTTAAAATGATTGCTGAATTAGATCATGTTTATGATACAATCAGATACATGATAAATAAAGAGCTTTCAAAGATTAAGGGTAGTGCTCTTCAATATGACTTAGCTCTTTTACCAAAAACAAAATCTCTCTCAAAGGTTATTCATGAGATTGCTGAAGATGGTATCATAACTTTTAACAGTTCTGCAGAAGGTAACGAAGCAAATGTTGATGCTACATCTACCGGTGGAACTGGAGTAAGACAAGTAAATATTGGAAGTGGTGAGGTTTTATTGTCTCTTATGCAATCAGCTATGGATGTAGAAAGAACAATGGAAAGAATTACCGGTATTAATCAGGCAAGACAAGGTCTTGAAAAAGCAAGTACAACTGCTACAACAAGCCAAAATAATGTACAAGCATCCAGGTCTATGACTTATGACCTTTTCAAGTTTATGGATGATTATACCAAAATGGTTATGGAGAAGGTCATTGAAAAGACTAAGATTAACCAAGAAGAACTTGTCGATGGTAATTATGATATGATACTTTCTGACGAACAGATAAGCTATTTAAAGAATTCAAAGGATTTGTTATTTGAAAACTTTGGTGTTTACATGGCTGACGGAAGAAAGAACCAAATGATTATGGAAAGAATGGATATTCTCTACCAACAAGAAATCAA